ATCGCCCTTTTCTCTCCCCATCACGGAAAGTAATCGCAACCAAGATCGTCACGCTTCGTGATGGCGAGTGGATCTTAGTTTGTGACTGTCGGTGACCGGGCTCTTTGTCACTCTGCGTGATGGGTGTCGGGAGGTGGCCGTGGCTGCACGCCGTAGCGATCTCGTGAAGGCGGTCGAGGCGGACCTGAAGCGCTGGCAGGTCGACGGCGCGCTGGCGGCGAGCGCCCTCGATCTGGCGCGCCGTCTGGGCGAGCCGAACATCCGCCCCGCGGCGGCGAGCATGCTGCACGCGCAGTTGCGGGCGACGCTGACGGAGCTGGCGAAACTCGCTGTGCCAGAGGAGAAGACCGGAGATCCGGTCGATGAGCTGCAGAAACGCCGCGATGACCGCAGGAAGGGCGCGTGACCGCGACCCTGCTCGGCGTGCAGGAGCCGCGGATCAGCGCGGTGCCGCCGTACCGGTCGTCGTCGGGCCAGGAGGTCATCGACCTGTGCGACCAGGTCGGCCTGAAGCTCGACCCGTGGCAGCAGTTCGTGATGCACCACTCGTTGGGCGAGCGGGACGACGGCAAGTGGGCGGCGTTCGAGGTCGGCATCATTGTGAGCCGCCAGAACGGCAAGGACTCGATTTTCGAGGCGCGCGAGCTCGGCGGCCTGTTCGTCCTGGGCGAGAAGCTGCTGCTGCACTCCACGCACGAGTTCAAGACGACGCTGGAGCACTTCCGGCGGGTGCTGTTCTGGCTGGAGAACGTGGACTGGCTGCGCCGCCGGGTGAAGCGGATCCGGACCTCGCACGGCGAGGAGAGCGTGGAGCTGCTGACGGGGCAGCGGCTGCGGTTCGTGGCGCGCACCACGGGCTCGGGGCGTGGCTTCTCGGGCGACCTGGTGATCCTGAACGAGGCGTTCAACCTGCCGGACACGGCGGTGGACGCGCTGATGCCGACGCTGTCGGCCCGGCCGAATCCGCAGCTCTGGTACGGCTCCAGCCCTGGCGATAAGGACATCGCGCCGTGTGAGCAGCTGGCGCGGGTGCGCCGGCGCGGTGTCAAGGGTGACGATCCGTCGCTGGCGTACTTCGAGTGGTCGATCGATCCGTGTACGCCGGAGTGTGGCGAGGGCTGCACCTTGCACGACGATCCGGCGGATCCGGCGAGCTGGGCGAAGGCGAATCCGGCGCTCGGGATCCGTATCTCGCGCGAGCACGTGGCCCGTGAGCACGCGTCGATGGGCGCGAAGGGGTTCATGCGGGAGCGGCTGGGCGTAGGCAACTGGCCGTCGGACGCCGCGAACCAGTGGGCGGTCATTCCGGAGGTGAAGTGGCGGGCGGTCGCCGACGAGGCCAGCGAGGCGGTCGGCCGGGTGGCGTTCGCTGTGCACATCAGCCCGGACCGCAGCTGGGCGGCGATCGCGACGGCAGGCCGTCGTGCGGACGGCCGGCTGCATCTTGAGGTGGTGGATCACCGGCCGGGCACGAAGTGGGTGCCGGAGCGGGCGCAGCAGCTGGTGGAGCGGTGGGATCCGTGCGCGCTGGTCGTGGACGCGGGCAGCCCGGCCGGGTCGCTGATCGCGGATCTCGAAGCTCTTGGGCTGGAGGTTACCAAGCCCACGCACCGCGAGGTTGGCCATGCCTGGGGCCAGCTGGTGGACGGGGTGATGCCGGAGGAGGGTGAGCCGACGGTGCGGGTGCTGCCGCATCCGGCTCTGGATGCGGCGGTGGCGGGTGCGGTGACGCGGCCTCTGGGTGATGCGAAGGCGTGGGATTCGAAGGCGGCGTCGGTGGACATCTGCCCGCTGGTGGCGGTCACGTTCGCGGCGTGGGGGTTCGCGACGAAGGGTCATGTTGAGGAAGAGCAGTCGGTCGAGCCGTTCGCGGTGTGGGCGTAGGAGGGGCGGATGGCTTTGACGGTGCCGCTGGAGCGGATTTCGCGCGAGGCGCGCCGGGTCGACGTGCGCAAGGGCTTCCTGGCGCTGGCGCGGCTGCTGGCGACGCTCGTGGTGGGCATCCCGTACGTGGCGGCGTGGCTGCTGAGCAAGGCGTGGCTGGGCCTGTCGATGCTGTGGGCCGCGGCGGTGGCGGGCTGGCGGGACGCGGCGGGGTCGGGCGCCGAGGGTGGTTCTGAGACCTGATGGGCCTGCTGGAGAGGGTCGCGGCTGAGCATCGCGGCCGGCGCCAGCGTGCTCGCAAGTCGTGGAGCGAGCCGAACTTCTGGGATCTCGATCGGCTGCGGTATCCGTTCCTGGGGTCGTCGTCGCTGAGCTCTGATCGCGAGCAGATCGAGAACGACTTCGAGGGCTACGTCGGCGGGATCGCGAAGCGTAACGGCCCGATTTTCGCGCTGATGGCCGTGCGGATGCTGGTGTTCTCCGAGGCCAGGTTCCAGTTCCGGCGCATGCGTCACGGCGTGCCCGGCGAGCTTTTCGGGACGGCGGCGCTGGAGCCGCTGGAGCGGCCGTGGCCGGGCGGGACGACGGCTGACCTGCTCGCCCGCATGATCATGGACGCGGACTTGGCCGGGAACGCGTTCGTGGCCCGCCGTCAGGATGGAACGCTGCGCCGCCTGCGCCCGGACTGGGTGACGATCGTGAGCGCCTCCCGGACGGATCCGGAGCTGCACGGCGCGGCCCTGGACGCGGAGATCATCGGCTACTTCTATTCGCCGCGCTCGCCGGGCGCGGTCACGGACACGCTGCTGCTGCCGTCGCAGGTGGCGCATTTCGCGCCGATCCCGGACCCGGAGATGAACTGGCGAGGGATGAGCTGGCTGACTCCGGTGCTGCAGGAGATCATGGCCGATTCGGCGGCGACGCGGCACAAGTCGTCGTTCTTCAAGAACGCGGCCACGCCCCGGCTGGCGATCAAGCTGGACGCCTCGGTGACGCCTGATCAGCTCAAGCGCTTCAAGGCGATCATGGAGGAGAATCACGCGGGCATCGAGCACGCGTTCAACACGCTCTACTTGGGCGGCGGCGCGGACATCACCCCGCTGACCGTGAACCTGCGGGACCTGGACTACAAGAACGTGCAGGCGCTCGGTGAGAGCCGTCTGGCGGCCGCGGCCGGGGTGCCGAGCGCCATCGTCGGCTTCTCCGAGGGCATGCAAGGCAGCTCGCTGAACGCCGGCAACTACGGCCAGGCCAGGAGACGCTTCGCCGACGGAACGCTGCGGCCGTTGTGGCGTCAGGCCGCCGGCGCGCTCGCCTCGATGATCGACGTCCCGGCCGGTGCCGAGCTGTTCTACGACGATCGGGACATCGCGTTCCTGCGCGAGGACAAGAAGGACGCCGCCGAGATCTTCGACATCGAGGCGAAGACGATCGCGCACCTGGTGCGTGAGGGCTTCACTGCGGCCTCGGCGAAGGCTGCGGTGGCCGCGCAGGACGTGAACCTCCTGGAGCACACGGGCTTGCTCAGCGTGCAGCTGCAGCCGCCCGGCACGACGGCCGAGCCGGGCCCATCGACCGAACCGCCGCCTGAGGGCGGCCCGAACGCACCGACCGCCGATCCGGCTGAGGAGCAGTGATCATGGACACCAAGAGTCTCCGCGTCGAGATCAAGGATGAGGCCCAGGGCCTGGTCCGCGCGGTTTTCGCCACCTTCAACAAGATCGACAGCCATGGGGATGTGACCCCTCCGGGCGCCTTCACCGACGGCGAGGAGATGCCGATCTCCGCCTACGGCCACATGTCCTGGGAGGGTGCGCTGCCGGTCGGCAAGGGCCGCATCCGCCAGACGAGCAAGGAAGCGATCTTCGAGGGCCAGTTCTTCATGGAGACGCAGGCCGGCCGGGACACCTTCACCACGGTCAAGGAGCTGGGGTCGCTCGGGCAGTGGAGCTACGGCTACGACGCGCTGGAGTACTCCTTCGGCGAGCACGACGGTAAGCGGGTGCGCTTCCTGAACAAGCTGAAGGTTCACGAGGTGTCGCCGGTGTTGATCGGCGCGGGCGTGAACACGCGCACGCTGGCGGCGAAGTCGGGCGCTCCCGGGGCGTCCGGAGTGGCGGGCCGGCCGATCGTGCCGCACGAGTGTGAGGTCACGTCCAGGTCCTGGGATGGCGCGAAGACGATCGCCGCGCTTCCGGATGACGCCCGCCCGTCCGAGCTGCGCAGCGTGTTCGCGTGGGTGGACCCGGCCGGAGACCCGGAGCTGAAGGCCTCCTACCGGTTCGCGCACCATCACGGCATCGGCGGCCCGGCCAACATCAGGGCCTGCCTGGCGGGGATCGCCGCGCTGAACGGCAAGTCGTCGGGCATCCCCGACGGCGACCGCCAGGCCGTGTACGAGCATCTCGCCGCGCATCTGCGGGATGCCGATCGAGACGTGCCCGAGCTGCGTTCGCAGCCGGGTCCGGTGAAGTTCTCCGAGGAGCTGGTCGAGGGCATGGGCGTGCTCTCTTCGCTCCTGGATAGCGCATCGAGGGTGGTCGCCCTCCGCGCCGAGAAGGGCAAGCCGCTGAGCAAGGTCAACGCCGAGATCCTGGGCTGGATCGACGACGACCTGCGCCGGCTGAAGGCCCTTCTTTCCGTTCCGACTGGCGAGCCTGAGCCGGAGGTCGACGAAGAGGCGCTGGCCTCGGTGGTCGCCGCCGGGATCGCTCGCCTTCACGATCTGTAGAGAGAGGGCGACCATGACGGTCGAAGCACCTGAGAGGATCGTCGAGTTTCCGGCGCTGAAGGAGGCGCAGGAGAAGCTCGACGCGAAGCGTAAGAGCCTGCGCGACATCTTCGCCGAGGCCGGCGACACCTACGACATGAGCAAGGTGCAGTCCATCAAGGGCGACACCACGGCGAAGGTCGAGTTCATCCGGAGCCTGAACGCTGAGATCGACGACTGCAAGAAGCAGGTCGACGAGCTGCTGGTGGTCGCTCGTGCGGCCGGTGCCGCGAAGGAGGCGGAGCAGGTCGAGCAGGGCGGCCGGGAGCGGCCGCGCGAGCCGGAGCGCAAGGACGGCCAGCGTAAGAGCTTCGGTGAGCAGTTCGTCGCGAGCGAGGCGTTCAAGGGGTTCCGGGCCACCAGTGGTCAGGGGCCGCAGGCGCAGATCGACGTGAGCCTGAAGTCGCTGCTGGGCACGGGCGCCTGGGAGCCGGAGACGACCCGGACGGGCCGGATCGAGATGTACCCGACGCGCCCGGCTCCGCACGTGGCGGACCTGATCCCGCAGACCACGACCGGCCAGGCCGCCGTGGTCTACATGGAGGAGACGGTCTTCGGGAACAACGCGGCCGAGGTGTTCGAGGGTGACCAGTTCCCCGAGGCGGCTCTAGGGCTGGAGGAGAAGAACGTCCCGGTCCGCAAGATTCCCGTCTTCCTGCCGGTGACGGACGAGCTGTTCGAGGACGAGCCTCGCGCCGAGAGCTACGTGCAGAACCGCCTGCCGTTCATGATCCGCCAGCGTCTGGATCTGCAGATCCTGCGGGGCAACGGCACCGCTCCCAACCTGGTGGGAACCGAGAACGTCAGCGGCATCCAGACGCAGACCAAGGGCTCCGACCCGGTCGTGGACGCCTTCTATAAGGCGTTCCGCAAGATCCGTGACACGGGCTTCGCCGAGCCCTCCGTGCTCTTCCTGACGCCCGCGAACTGGGAGCCGGTGCGGCTCATGCGTACCGCGGACGGCGTCTACATCTGGGGCCACCCGAGCATGCCGGGCCCGGCCACCGTGTGGGGCGTCCCCGTCGTGGAAACCACGGCCGCGCCGGCGACTAAGGCGCTGGCGGGCGACTACGCGAACTTCTCCGAGCTCGCGGTCAGGCGCGGCATCGACGTCCAGGTGTCCAACTCCCACGGCGACTTCTTCATCCGCGGCAAGCTCGCCGTCCGGGCTGACCTTCGCGTGGCCCTCATCCACTACCGCCCGCTCGCGTTCTGCGAGATCACGGGCCTGGGTTCCTAGTCGACGACTTGAAGGGGGCGGCGAGCGCCGCCCCCTTCGGCATGCAAGGAGGAAGAGATGGCGTACGAGGGTGGATACCCGCGGGCGACTGCGATCCAGGTGATCCGGGGCCGCTACGACTTCGCGGTCGACGGCGGCGCGGTCGGTGACATCGAGCTGACCAGCGAGGCGATTCCGGCGAACGCGCTGGTTCTCGGCGGGGTCCTGGAGGTGGACACGGCGCTGACGAGCGGTGGCTCGGCGACCGTGGGCGTCAAGGTCGAGGGGGCGGGCGACATCGTGACCGCCGGCGGCATCGGCACCGCACCCTGGTCGACGACGGGTCGTAAGGACGTCACCCCGGACTGGAACGGCGCGGGGACGGTCAAGACCACTGAGCCGCGGAAGATCGTCGCCACGGTGGGCGCGGCGGCGCTGACGGCTGGGGCGTTCGACGTGGTGCTGTTCTACGTCGAGCTGCCTGACTAGGGGGCGAGCATGGCGATCATCGAGGGTGCGATTCCGCGTGATGCGGTTCGTCAGGCGGTCGTGGCGGGCGCCACGGCCGGCAACGTCACGGTGTCCGGGCTCAAGGCGCGTGACCGGCTGGTGTCGGTGCTGTTCGCGGACGGCGCTGGCGTGGCGGTGGAGGACGTCGCTGACCTGACGAGCGAGTTCACGATCACCGGCGCGAACACGATCAACAACGCGGGCGGCACGGCGACGACCGGCGGCAAGGTCATCGTCACGTGGCTGGCGGTGGGCTGAGGTGGACACCGGTAGCGCTCGGGTCCGGGTGGACCGGCGTATGTATCTGACGGAGGACCGCGAGCGGGCGGTGCCGGAAGGTGACCCGGGGGCGCGGTTCCTGCTGTGTACACCGGGTGACGAGATGCTGCGGGCGGATGCGCTGCGGTATGGGCTGCTCGCCGATCCCGAGCCCGAGCCGGTCGCGGAGCCTACGCCCGCACCGGCGGAAGCGAAGAAGGCGGCAGCACCGGCGAACAAGGCCCGTCGCACTGCCTCGAACAAGGGGGCGTGATGGCGGTCTCTTCGGAGGCGGTCGCGGTCGGTGAGGAGGCGGTCGCCCTCAACTCCGAGTCGGGGGCGACCAGCGGCACGCGCCTGTACCTGTCGAACACGGGCGCGAACGACGCGACGCTGGGCGACGCGAGCGTGACGGGCGCGACCGGGTTCGTGCTGGAGGCGGGAGCGTCGCTGGCGCTGGAGCTGTCGTATGGCGAGGTCGTTTACGCGATCCGGACGGACGCGTCCGACACGACGCTGCAGGTGATGAGGACGGGGGCCTGAGGTGAGCGTGGACGCGGGCGTGGCCGTCGAGGGTCTGGGCGTGTCGGTGGGTGCGCCGCTGGCCCAGGCTGCCAAGGGTACGACGCACTGGCTGGTGGAGCGCTGGGACGCGGACGCGGTGGCGTGGGTGCGCCGCAAGACGGGTCTGGTGGAGCCGGACGCAGCGGTGTTCCGGCGGCTGAAGGTGGCGTCGTATCGGACGACTGAGGTGGTCGGCAATGTGATCACCAACGGTGGATGGACGCGGATCATGTCGCTGCTGACTGGCGGTGGCGGTCAGGTTCTCGACGACACGCACACCCGGATCGGCGTCGGTGATGGCGACACGAGCGAGGACTACGCGAACACGAACCTCGCCGGTACGAACAAGTGGTGGGAGCCGGTGACGGGCGTGGGCACGCTCGGCACGCGCACGCTGACGTTCCAGGCCAGTTTCGGGTCGTCGGTGGCGAACTTCGACTGGGACGAGTTCGGGATCGACGTCACCTCGGGCACGGCGTCGGCGGGCAACACGGTGGGTGCGCTGCTGTTCAACCGGAAGGCGGGCATCGCTCAGGGCACGAAGGCCAATGGGCAGGTGTGGTCCGCATCGGCCGTCCTTACCTTTACGTAGGCGATCATGGGGACGGTCGTTCAGTACCTCACGCCGGAGGAAGCCTCCTTCTTCGGGCCTGCGGGTTTTCCGGAGTTTCGGGCGACTCCTGGCGCGAACTTCACGGTGACCGGCCTCGCCTATGACGGTGCGGGTTCGCTGCCGGAAGAGGCCGCCTGGAAGTTCACTCCGGTGAACTATGGGTCGGGCGATATGACGGTCGACGTCATCTGGTACGCCGAGTCCGGTACCTCCGGTGCGGTGAAGTGGTGGGCGGCCGTCGCCGCGATCACCCCGGATGTGGACACTCAGAACGTCGAAACAAAGTTCTATGCGAGCCCCGTGTCAACGGTGGTGGACAACCATCTCGGCACCGTGGGCAAGCGGCTGCACAAAGCGACCATCACGATCGCGGCGGCGAACCTGAACTCGATGGCGGCCGGGGACGAGTGCTGGATTCGGCTCTTCCGTGAGCCTGCGGACGCCGAGGACACGATCGACGCTGACGTGATCGTTACGTCCGTCCGCGTGTCCTACAGCGACACGTAGGAGGCCGACCGTGGCGGTTCGGTTCACCAACTTCAGCCAACGGTTCATCAGAGTCGTCGGGCTTGGCACGCTGACGCAGGTGTCGGTCACGTGCTGGGTGAAGATCAGCGTTGACCGGAACGCCGAATCCGCAACCTGGGACCTCAACAACAACGCGGGGAGCAACTTCGTCAAGCTCTCCACCGCCACCAACGGCACCACGCTCAGAATCCAGGACAACGCCGGCGTTCACACGCTGTCGTCTGCGAGCGTCGGCGCCTGGACGTTCGTCGGGTTCTCCGCATCCGGTCAAGACGGGCGGGCTGTCGTGCTTCCCGCCGGAGCGGCTCCGACATCGTTCAGTTGGGCGAATGGCATTCCGTCCCTCAACACGCAAGTTCTGATCATCGGCGCCAGCACCGTCTCCAGCCAGTTCCTCAACGGCTGCGTTGCTGCTGTGAAGGTGTGGGCGGGGGCGGCCCTCACGGAGAAAGAGCTGCTGGTGGAGGCGCGGCAGTACCTGCCGCGCCGGACGGCGGGGCTCGCGGCCTGGTACCCGTTCCTGCAGCCAGATACGAGGGATTATTCAGGCCATGGGCTGAGCCTGACCGGCGGGTCTGGCACAAGCCAGGAGGACGGCCCGCCGGTCCGTTGGAGTGCGGGTCGCCGCCGCATCGTCGTGCCTGGCACGTCGCTTGCGCAGAAGTCGCTGGACGACGCCGGAACGGCTGGCGATGCCTTGTCGGCGAGCGCGGCGGCGGTACTCGCCGAGTCCGGCACGGCGGCCGATGGCCTGTTGGTTGCGGTCAGCCCGTTCTTGGCCGATGCCGGGTCGTCGGCCGAGAGCCTGTCAACGGCGGCTGCGGTGCCGCTGGCCGACTCGGCGACGGGCGCGGACCTGCTGTCGACGGGTGTGCCGCAGCCGGTGGACGACGCCGGATCAGCGGCCGAGGCGTTCATCGCCAGCGCCGCTGTGCCGCTGGCGGAAACGGGCACGGCGGACGAGGCGCTGTCGGTGGCGGTCACGCTGGACCTGGCCGACGCGGGCTCGGGCGCGGACGTGGTGACCGGCGGCGAGCTGCTGGCGAAGAGCCTGGCCGACGCCGGGTCTGCCGCCGAAGACCTGTCAGTGATCATCACGCGGGAGTTCGGCAGGGCCCGGCCGCCGTACGTGCGGTGGGTCGCCGGCAGGCCTGTGGTGGATGTGGCGGCGCGCGCTCCGCGGATGGGCTGGGCCGCGTCGGAGCCTGAATCGAGCTGGGTGGCGCGGTCGCCGTATGTGCGGTGGTCGGCTGGAGCGCCTGTCGCTGAGGAGGTGTCGTGAGCTCGCCGGTGATCTCCTCGCTGTCGAAGGTGTACGTCAAGAGCTTCATCGAGGGCGCGCTGGGCTCGGAGACGGTCGAGGCGGCGTTCGTGCAGGCGGCGGAGCCGGACAGCTGGGAGACGGCCACGTGGGGCGAAGTGACGCCGATCGGGGCGTGGGCGCGGGTGCTGGTCGGTCCTGGCACGGACTTCGAGCTGACGGACGGCACGTGGCAGATGTGGGTGCGTGTGACCGGGTCTGCGGAGGTGCCGGTGTTGCACGCGGGCGAGGTCGTGATCACGTGATTTCGGTGCTGGAGCGGCGGTGGGAGTGCTCGCGCTGTCCGGCCGTGGCGCGGACGGTGGACGGTAAGACGCCGATGCACCCGTGTCCCGGGATGGCGGGTCTGCTGGTGCCGCTGACGCCGGAGGGCGTCCGGTGCGAGCTGCGGGCGGTGGAGCGTGAGGATTACGTGGGCCGCGAGCTGGTGCAGACGGACGGCAATGGCCGCCCGGTGATGGCGGTCAGGACGCTGCGGGATGACGGCGAGGACTGCACGGTGTACGCGCCTACGGCGACGGCGAGCCTGGAGAGCGTGGAGGGCTGATGGACGAGCGGACGGCTAAGCGGATGCTGGCCGCGGCGGAGCATGCGCGCAGGCTGGCGAATGAGGCCGCCGAGCGGGTGGGCCGGATGGAGGCCAAGGCGGAGCGGGCGCGTCTCGACTACGAGGCGGCCGAGGCAGGCTGCGACCGGGCCCGGCTGGAGCTGTCGGAGGCTGAGCAGCGCGCGGCGGAGGCGGAGCGGGCGCCCGCCGATGCCGGGCTGCTGCCTGCTGGTCCGGCGGCGGAGGCTCGGGCGGGTGTGGCTGCGGTCGAGGGAGTGGCCTGATGGCGTGGACTGAGAGCCGGATTTTCCGCCCGTTCGTGGCGGACATGATGGGGAACACGGCGGCGTTCGACCTGGACGGCGCCGACACGATCATGGCGGCGCTGTTCAACGACAGCGTCACGCCGGACCGGAACGTGGCCTCGGCACTGTCGGCGTACAACGCGGGCCAGTGGGACAACGCCAACGAGGTGTCCGACGCGGGGCAGTGGGATCAGGGCGGCATCGCGTTGACCAACCCGGTGGTCAACTCAGGCAGTGCCGGTGTGGTGTTCTTCGACGCGGACAACCCGGAGTCGGGCGCTGCGGCAGAGCTCGCGGACGTGTACGGCACGCTGGTCTATGACGGGTCGCTGTCGACTCCGGTGGCGGACCAGGGCATCTGCTACAACTACCTCGGCGGCGCCAACGGGGTCGCAGGGGGCACGTTCCGCCTGGTGTGGGCTGACGCGGGCATCGCCAGGTTCACGCTGTAGTGCCCGTCGAGATCTCCTACATCCGCCGGTTCAACCGCTCGGTTCTCGCCGAGGGGTTGCGGGCCGGGCCCGGCCTGGTCGGCTATCTCGGGCGTGAGGACGACCTGACGGTCTACAACCCGGGTGACCCGTTGCCGTCCGGGGCGGTGTGGGACTCCGGCACGTTCCGGATCAACGCCGCGGACTTCGTGCTGGAGCGGTTCCGGATCAACGCCGAGGTCGTCTCGTACGGTGCCAACCCGACGCTGCGCAACGGGGTCGTGGAGTGCGGGCCCGGCACCACGTTCGGGATCACCCTGAACGGGGCCGGCAAGGGCGTGTTGACGGTCGAGGACGTCACGGTGCGGCGCGTGCCTGCGGCCACGCCCGGTGACGTGCAGGTGAACGCCATCTCCTCGGACAGTCTGCTGGTGGCTCGCCGGTGCGACGTGTCCGGGTCCGGCGACGGCATCCACGTCGTGGCGGGCGGCTCGACCGTGAGCCAGTGCTGCGTCCACGACCTGGCGTTCGTCGACGCCGACCAGCACCTCGACGGGATCCAGGTGTTCTCCGGCGACGGCGGCGCGATCGCGGTCGAGCACAACTGGATCGGCCCGGCCGCCTCGGCGGACGGCACGCCGCCGAACGCGTCGCTGACGTGCGGGTTCGCGACCGACAGCGGCCCGCTCATCACGCCGACGATCCACGACAACTACTTCGCCAGCGGCCTGTACCACCTGCGGATCGGCTACCGGGTGTCGGGCGCGGTGGTGACCGGCAACGACCTCGGCGAACTGAGCTCGGGCGAGTTCGGTCTGCTGTCGGTAAGCGAGCCGGGTTCGATCGCCACCTGGTCCGGCAACCAGGGCGGCGGCAACGTGATCTCGCAGCCGTAGGGGGTGGCCGTGACCACGATCCGCTCCATCACGGTCCAGCCGAACGACGGCTCCTCGCAGACGGTCACTGCCGTCACCCCGTCCGAGGGTGACGTCGCCCAGGCCGGCGACACGCTGCTGATCATCCACTGCAACGACTTCTATCCGTTCGCCAACATGGGCACGCCGACGGTCACACCGACGACGTCGCTCGTGCCGGTCCCGGACGGGGCGGCGGACGCCGGCGACACTGGGGCGCACATCCGCTCCTACACCGCCGAGGTCGCCGAGTCGGGCCCGCAGACGGTCAGCGTGACCGAGGCGGCGCCGGGCAACGAGGAAAAGGCGCTGGTCGTCTACGTGCTGGCGGGCGGACGCGGTTAACCCGATCGACGACGCGGCCGCGACGTTCGGGTCGTCGTCGACGCCGCAGCCTGCCCCGGAGGTGTCGCCGGAGACGGCGGACGCGCTGCTGATCTGCCACGCCAACTCCGGCGGCGGCGCGTCCACGGCCTCGTACACCTCGCCCGGTTCGATGGTCGAGCAGTACGAGATCCACGTGGGCGGCCTATCCGGCGTGGGTGCGACCGAGCAGCTGGTCGCGTCCGGGCCGACTGGGACGCGGACGTTCACCGCGGCGAGCAGCGTGGCCTGGGCGGCGG